ACTCGTGAGTTTACCAAGATGCTTCTATCTATCACACCGGATAGCCTAGAAGATACAGTCGAAGCACCAGAGGAGAATGAAGGTAATGAATAGTATTAGCCCAATGACTTTTGAAATTATTAAACACGAAGGAGATTTTGCTATTGTACGCCTACCTCAAGCAGAAGTTACTAGTGATGGGTATGGAATTCTTAATATGCGTTTTCAGATTGTTGAGGCCACTCGCCCGTCGTATTCTGCGGCGTTAATGACTCTAGGCCAAGCCCTAGAAGCTCAGGTTTATGCTGAGAGTCATTACATTTCTGATGCTAAGAAGTATTACGGCTCAGAGGAAGATTCATTTGGTCTATCTGGTTCTGTAGCACAGCTTACACAGTAGTTCTGGTACTGAGTACGCCAGACTCTCCAGCGTAGCGGGTGCCTACGAGCGTACAGCATCCACCTATTTTAAGGCCAATGTACCGGACGGCATGGCTCCGGCGTTAGCAAGCCACAAATCGTACCATACGAAAAAGGGTAGCCGGAGGCAACGTAACCGGCCTGATTTATAAGGAATTACTATGATTGATCCTACTGATCCGCCAGAAGATAGTGGACATTTCTATTTAATACTTTGTATTGTAGCTATGCCATTCTTAGGACTATTAGTATGCTAGCTTTGATTGACGGAGATTATCTGACATACGCTACAGGGTTTGCCTGTGAGAAAACTTATTATCAAATCCATGAGAGCGAAGAAGCACTTCTGTTTGGTAAATTGCCATTGGCAGAAGTCCGTTATAAGAAAGAAGTTTTTCCTTTATTGAAGGAAGGAAATATAATAACTAAACGTAAAGAAGTAGATTCACTACAGAACTGTTTACACTCAGTTAAAGTTACACTCCAGAGTATCATTGAGAATACCAAATCAAATCAGTATCGAGTATTCTTAACAGGAGGAAATCAGTTCAGGGAGAAGATTGCCAAGACTCAAGTATATAAAGGTAATAGGGATAAAGCCCATCGTCCCGTATACTATCAAGAGATTCGTGATTACATGATTAAGACATGGAAAGCGGAACTGATTGAGTATTATGAAGCAGATGATTTGATGGCGTCTACTCAATGGAATGCCTACGTGGAAGGTAATCTTGATACGGTTATCTGTACCATTGACAAAGACCTTAATCAAATTCCCGGTTGGCATTACAACATTTCTACACAGAAGTTATCTTTTATCAATCCAGAAGAAGCCGAGACATTTCTATGGATGCAAGTATTAATGGGAGATAGAGTAGATAATGTACAGGGGATTCCATTTGTAGGTGAAGCTAAGGCTCGTAAAATATTAAAGGATGTTCCACTATCCGAAATGAAAAAACGAGTCCTAGATGAGTATAAAAAGTATTTCAAAGATGAAGAGAAAGCACTTGAGTCTTTTCAAGAACACTTTGATTTAGTAGCAATGAAGAGGTACTTGGATGACGAAGGAATATTTAAACAATGAGTTCTAAAGCTAAGAGGAAAGGTTATGCAGCCGAGATATGGTTACGTGACAAGCATCTACAACAGGGAATTCCGTGTGAGCGTGTCCCACTTTCCGGTCTTATGGGCGGTAAGTATGACGGAGACCTTGCAATCCCGAATGTTGAGAACCGTGAGTTCAATATTGAATCCAAGGCTAGAAAGAGCGGTACAGGCTTTAAAGTCTTGGAGAAGTGGATGCAAGATAAACAGATCATGTTCCTTAAACGTAACCATCAAAATCCTCTTGTAGTTATGGACTTTGATACTTATCTTAAACTTATGAAGAGCTACTATGAAACTTCCAGTTGATATTAAAACAGGTATTTATATTGGAATTGGGTTCGGTATAGCAGATATGCTATTTACTATTGTTACTAAATCACTTAATCTTTATTGGTTCTTTTATCAATGAACTGGGATGAATACTTTATATCAATTGCAAAGCTGGTCTCAACGAAGTCTAAGGACCGTTCGACTAAAGTTGGTGCGGTCATTGTTGGGCCTAATAAAAATATTGTATCCACGGGATTTAACGGGTTCCCCCGTGGAGTTAACGATAATGGTAATGAAAGACATGAACGTCCAGCTAAGTATAGATGGACAGAACATGCCGAAAGAAATGCTATATACAATGCTGCGAGACATGGGATTGTACTTGAGGGTGCTAGTTTATACCTCAATTGGGAGCCGTGTCCTTGTTCGGACTGTGCAAGAGCCATTATACAATCTGGTATTAAGGAAGTAATTGGTCCTAATATTCCGTTTGGTGGAGTAGGTTCTCACTGGTCTGAGGATGCTGAAGTATCTAAACAAATGCTAGCTGAAGCTGGAGTGAAAAGAACAATCATCTATGAAAACACAGTACCAACAACTAATTCACCTTGACAAATATGCTAGATGGAATGAAGAAGCTGGACGTAGAGAAACTTGGGAAGAAACTGTAGATCGGTACATTAGTTTCTTTGCTTCTCATGTTTTGAATAAGACAGGTGATACTGTTGCTAACTCATACACATGGAGAGAGATTAGAGAAGCTATCTTGAATATGGAGGTAATGCCCTCCATGCGGGCTATTATGACCGCAGGCTCAGCATTAGAACGAGATAACGTAGCAGGATATAACTGTTCATATCTCTCTATTGACAGAGTACGAGCATTCGATGAGTTGATGTACATTCTCATGTGTGGTACTGGTGTTGGCTACAGTGTTGAGGAAAAGTATGTCTCTAAACTTCCTACAATCCCAGAAGAACTATTCGACACCGACGATTGTATTGTCGTGGCAGACTCCAAGATCGGGTGGGCCAGAGCGTATCGTGCGCTGCTCTCCTACTTGTATTCAGGTCTTTTACCGAAATGGTCTTTGCATAAACTTCGACCTGCCGGTGCGAGACTTAAAACTTTTGGAGGCCGTTCTAGCGGACCAGCACCGCTTGATGAACTATTTAAATTCACTGTTTCTTCTTTTACCAAAGCCAAAGGTAGAAAGTTATCAACAGTAGAGGTGCATGATCTTGTTTGTAAAATCGCTGATATTGTTGTTGTCGGTGGTGTACGCCGTAGTGCTCTTATTAGTTTATCGGATTTGTCAGATGACAAAATGCGAAACGCTAAGACAGGGCAATGGTGGGAATCCAATCCACAACGTGCTTTGGCTAATAACAGCGTTTGTTATACTAGCAAGCCTGACATGGCTGAGTACCTGAAAGAGTGGATATCACTTTATAGGAGTCGCAGCGGTGAACGAGGTATCTTTAATCGCGAAGGGGCGAAGATTGCCGCCACCCGTAGTGGTCGCAGAAGTTCGAGTTACGACTTCGGAACAAACCCATGTTCTGAAATTATACTCAGAGACAGGCAATTCTGCAATCTCACAGAAGTCGTGGTCAGACCTGATGACACTTTTGAATCCTTGGCTAGAAAAGTACGGCTTGCGACAATTTTGGGAACTTTACAGTCGACGTTAACTGACTTCCGTTATTTGTCAGCAGAGTGGAAAAAGAACTGTGAAGAGGAGCGCCTGTTAGGTGTATCTCTAACTGGTATTATGGATCACCCTTTACTCAGTACTCCTGAGTGTTGGGATTTATTGAGTGCCTTACGACATGAAGCAGTCAAGACAAACCAAGAATGGGCGGAAAAACTTGGCATTAATCCGTCTACAGCAATCACGTGCGTCAAACCGAGCGGGACAGTATCTCAATTGGTGGATAGTGCTAGCGGCATTCACCCCCGTTATAGCCGTTACTATGTACGTACTATACGCCTTGATAAGCACAATCCTGTCTCTGCTTTTCTAATTGAACAGGGAGTACCCTATGAGCCAGACGTAATGAAGCCTGACTACACATGGGTATTTAGCTTCCCTATCAAAGCACCTGATCATGCTGTGCTTCGCAATGATGTATCAGCTATTGATCAATTAAATCTATGGCTTACTTACGCTGTATTCTGGTGTGAGCATAAACCTAGTATCACAGTGTATGTACGTGAAGATGAGTGGTTGGATGTAGGAGCATGGGTATACAAGCATTGGGAGTATATGTCAGGAGTAAGTTTCCTGCCTCACAGTGATCATGTATACCAGCAAGCACCTTATCAGGAAATCACTGAGGAGCAGTATAATCAATTAAGTCAGGCTATGCCTGTTATTGACTGGAGTAAATTTAATGAATCAACAGACAACACAACAGCAACTCAAGAGCTTGCCTGTAAAGGCGGAGTCTGTGAGCTTGCCGGAGATTAAGGTATTAGACTATGGGCATGTTCGATTGTTTGAATCTATGGGGAGTGATCTCAGTATTGTCCGCAACGCTCGCGTGTCTTACGATGCTGAATGGCGTAGCGGCACTGACGAGGGGAAGGACGAGAAGCTCATTCGGTATCTTCTACGCAATAAGCATACTAGTCCTTTCGAGTGTGTTACTTTTACTTTTGATATTAAATGTCCCTTGTTCGTCGCTCGTCAATGGCATCGTCATAGAACATGGTCTTACAA